GCCATGTAGTTATTTACATCTTTCATAGCCAACACACGGTACGGGGTAAACTCAAAAACAAACTTAGACAGCTCACTAAATTGAGCTACCTGCTCATCTACCTGAGGCTGAAGAGCCTCGTCATAACGAACCGCAATACCGTCAGTATTCGCGCTCAGAGTCTCAACACCGATAGCCTCTAATCTCTCAATCAACATGAGCAGAGTAAGCTGACCTGTTAAGGTAACAGCCAGCATTAGGTCTGGTGCGTACAGCACTGAGTACTTACTCGCCAGCTTACCGAATGTTCCATTAAGACTGATCTTTAACGTCTCAGAGGTAGTCACATCTCCTGATGCTTTGGCTTCTAATCTCTGGGTATATATCCTGCGGTATTCCCGTATAAAGTCTTCACCTAAAGTCTCTGGTATAAAGCCACACTCAAGGATAATAGACGGGTAAAATGAAGCCGCATCTAATTCCCCCATAACCTTATCACCTGCAATGTAACAGACCTTCTTGTCATGGACTGAGTGTATACCGCCCACACCTAATTGGTATACGCCGCTACCGAAGTTAACCTTACTCTTACCTAAGAACTCAGGCAGTATAACATGGCCAGTCTCTAGGTTCATATCAAACGTATGACACTTAACCTTGTCTAACAGGTCTTGCAAGATAGGATCACTAAACTTTAAAAATGAAGGGGCATCATATGTTATCGTTAGCGGTATCTTATTATCCCTGCGTTGTAAACCCATGCTCTTAATGTAAGCCTGCTCAGCCATCTGTGAATCAGATTTGCTACGCATGTCAACACCGTATTGGCGACTCATTTGGACACGTAACATTATCTGCTCATCTAATGTGTCAAGCAGCTTTCTTGTGGTCAACACATCGTTATGACAATACTCAAGTATATCGTTCTCTTGAGAAGGGTATACATCAACATTATGAGCCATCGGCATGTCCTGTAAAATAGGCATATGCATTCTGGCACCGTAAGCCTTTAATCCTACGAAAGAAGGAGCCACTTCAATTAGGTCTATTGAATCTTTTATCCATTGACGTAAGTGATACTTCCTGTAAGCCGCCCAATGTGGCGTACGATTCTCAATCAAATCATTCGCTATGGTCTTGATCTGGGTCTCGTCCCTACCTGCAGCAAACGCAGCTACAACCACATTGTCAAAAGATAGAGAATTAAAACCTACGAAAGTTGAATCAGGTTCCATGATGAACTCCCTCAACTTACCGACAGCATCGTACTCATGTCTCCAGACATCAAACCATTCCCCAGTCTCAACACATTGTGCGCTGAGCAGAGTACGGTTAGGAAGAGTCTCAGTATCAAACACCCAAGTACTCACGACTTTTCACAGTGAAATAGGTCAGGCTGGTCTTGATTGACGTATGATCCGTCAGCAGCACCTTCATGGTATGAGTCGTCTGTTTCCATGTTAAGAACCTTATCAACGAAGTCATAGCTCTCTTCAATTTCAATCAGCTTCTGAATAAAGTGAGCGGCTTTCTGTAAGTCTTGGATGGTGTTTTCTTTCAAGTAGCACCGCTCAATATACTTAGTACCGCAGGCTTGAAAGTAATTCAAGTTTAGGCGCTCTACACGATCCCAATGTTCTTCACCCTTACCGTCATTCTTGTAATGGTTGCCACCAATTTGTTTATTATTCGCGGTCATGGATCATATCCTCTAGTAGATTAAGTAACTCTTGCTGGTCAACATCGTTAGACATTTCTTCAATCAAACTGAAGAGCTGTTGTTCCCTACCGACAAGAACGTGCTCATAGGCATAACTCAGATACGTATCTAATATGTTACGCATCTTCAAGTTACCTAACTCCAATTCTTGGCAGCAAAAGATTGCGCCATGAGCGATGTCAGCGAGTTTTAAAGTTCGTTGGTCTTTCTTGGAAAGAGTAGGGAATACTATACCTGCTTGGCCCATCAGCTTATCTTCAATATCGCTAATCTGGGCGCTAATACCATACTCCCGTTTCATAGGGGAAGGTATATCACCAGTCACATGTTCAGATAGATCATGATACAGCGCAGCAATTATAAGATCACGACTGGCCTCTGGGTCAATCAATAATGCTATGGTGGCTACGCCGTGGGAGTGATGGCCAACTGTCTCAGTTGCCACAGTCTGGCGAGTATGAAATCGCCTAACCTGTGCGCCATCTAATAAGAAGTCAAGAGTTGTCTTCATGCTTAGTTTTCCTTTATGAGTTATACAATAAGTATGGTTTATAAATTACCAAAAGTAAAGTGTTATTTTTGACGGCGCTTGATCCATTGCTCAACAGCCAACCTCCAGTCAGATGCTTTAATGTTGGAAGCCTGCTCCAAACCATCGCTGGTATTATCTTTACGCTCTTTTGAAACCAAGGCCATCGGTATAGCCACGTCAGTAAAGAAGGCATGCTTGTATTCTTGATAGCCGCTATTAATATCAGTACTGGCCTCTTGAAATGGATCGTCACAGAACCGTTCACACTCTTCCAAGAATCCTTCATAATCCATATTATCCATTATGGGGAATGGAGAAACAGTCGTCCTGTAATGATCATAGTCAACTGGGTCTGGTGGTGAATCAAAGTAAGTGCTCACGTCATACAGGTCAGTATAGAAATGAAAGTTGTTAGACACCTGACGATATTCACCAATACGCATACCCGCAGAACGACTTATGAATTCATGTAAGAAGCTGAAATGAACCGCGTTAGCCCCATAAGCACCCCACCAGATATCGTTTGACCTATTGAATACGGTCATATCTAATTTACCACTCCTACTGCTGAATATTATTTGAGTGTTGCATGCCTTGTCAATAGTCTCTTTGCAGAGGTCTTCAGCATCCCACATCTGAATAACCGCTTGGCGACTATCTGGATTACCTCGTAGGTGGTGAATACACTTAACCAGCTGATCACTACCAAAATGGTGACGCCATCGGTAACCATAAGCCGCGTTGAACTCAATACCGTTATCACTAAAGCTGGCCATTCTCCTATTGAATTGCTTGAGGAACTGAACATCCTTTCTACCCGCTAACATCCAGATAGCTTCCATCAAATGGAATATAGGGTTAGCATCACGACCTTCGTGGAACAGAACACGCTCGTCAGGGAACCTATAAATAGTGGTAACCATTTCAGGGTACACTAGCGCGGGTCCGTTACGGGTCTCCTCTGGCGGTACATCTAATACGCGAAACTTCCAGAAGATTTCAGAGAACGCTTCGTTGACATTATTTACTCTTAGTTCCATGTTAAAATCCCTCCTGAGGACGGTACATTGATTTGGGTTGGCCTTCACCAAGAACTGTTCTAGCATACTTGCTGTACTCGCACATTACGTTCTGTACGTCATGTAGGGTCATATCGTCAATCTCTAGCTCTTCAACAATGTGTTCCCTGATGGTCATCAATCGTGAGTTAAAGTCCTCTTGTTTCCAAGAGGCATAAGGAGAACGACCTAACAGATAGTTCAATCCCTTTGAGCTGCCAGGACCAATCGGAGCGAACGTATACAAGTCAACTGCCTCAGACATTGTGGCCTGACAGTACGTTAAATCCGCAGCAACCTGCCCTGCAATAAAGTTACTGATACCGAAACACTGAGCCATCTCTTCCACAAACTTAGCGATTGAAACATGCTGAGCGGAATCTATTTCATCAGCGGAGTCTAGCACAGGTTCAATAATATACTTACCTAAAGATAGAGACTTAACTGAGCCTGCTTCCTTCTTGGTCGGGTAAACCATGTACGCTCCGGAGTACACTTTCTTACCTTCTTCTTTAAATCCTTCAATCACTTCAGAAAACCTGATAGGATCAAAGTCACCAGCGACTCTGAATAAGACATCTTCATCAATCAAATGTTGAAGAGTCGGTGGCCAGTTAACTAGGCGGCAGATCAGGAGTACGAACCAGAGATCCTGACGGTATCCCTTCTTAATCACATTCTCAATAATCCACTTACTGACGCGATCATCTTTTCTCCTGATATTGGTAAACTTGTATTTACGCAATATAGGATCCTGAGTAAGCTCACCAGTGTAGTCTTCATTCTCTCTACCGAGTCTGATTGCTTCTCGCTCCCAAATGAAATAAAGCAATGCGGGCATTGAGGTAATATTCTTCTTCGTTGGTGCTGGATATGGACATGCTTCAATCATGGTTAGTACTCCGCTATAAGTTTTAATAAATGGTCATGTGGATATAGGTGGTCTATATACTCCACGCTATAGTTAGCCTCAACTAAATTCTCAGAACATTTCCACACGCTGCGGAACTTCTGTATTAGGTTCTTGGGATCAAACTCTTTCTCGTTACCTGCGTTTAGCCTACGTTGAATCACTCTGCTAATACATTTATCTTCAGGAGTATCTAGGAATGCGTACACAGTACAACCTGTCGGTTCAGTAGTCTGGGTAACCTTCCCACCCAGACCAGATGCGGATACTAACGCACCTTCGTACATGACGTGACCTAGTGCATGAGCCTTCATTATTCTATCAGCTACCGTCGCTTGGTCTTTGATGGAGTCAGTCCCGCCGCAAACATTATCGTACTTACCTACAATGTAAAGCGGCTGGGTAACACCTTGAGAACTCAAGTCCACACGATACCCCATTATCTTAGCACCAGCGTACAAGATCTCACTCGGGTATCTATTTATAAACTCCCTAACCGCCGTAGTCTTACCAGACCCGAAAGTTCCAGAAACACGTAGTATGATATTACTCATAGGAAGTACTCCCCTCTAAATGGCATACCCGTATCCTTAAATTGTGCAGCCTTACTGTTAATGTATGACGATGTCATCTTCTCACCAGACGTCTCCACCCGCAGCCAATCAGGTAAGCTGGCCTCTCGAATGTCTTTGAATACGGAAACATCTGTTCCCCGTTCCTCAGCCCATTCTATTCGGGCCCATGCCATGTCAGAGTAAACTCCAGGATAGCGTCTTCCAAAGAAGTGATTCTTGAAGGTACAAAGGTTGCTTTCAAATGTGAAGTTACCCGCATTAGGAACCATGGGGTTAGCTTTCTTGAAGTCTTCTATATGCCATTTAGAGGTCTCATTAAGCCATGTGCATATCTTAGGGAAGTCTGGGTAGTTACCGTCAAACCCACTATCAGACCGTTTATCCCAAACATACTGATCAGCCCCTTGCAGCATCATCATTCCATTACGGTGGGACTTACTACCAGACTTGTCTTCAAACAATAGGTTATCACAGTCTACACCATAACCGTTAAGGTAGACATACTCAAGATAACTGAAAGATGAGAGCCTGCCAAATGAGCTATAGTTGTCTCTAACGAGCTTCCACAGATCAGGGTAATTAAGATACTTGATCATGAATAACTGGTTGTCGTATTTAGACACAATCTCAGCATAAGACTTAATCGCCGTGATGGTATCTTTCTTCTGGTATCGCCTGTCAGTATCATACTGGAGGTTATCCCACGATTCATTGAACCAGTCGGTAAACTTAGTTAATGCCGCTCCTGCCGGAGGCACCTCAGGAAGCTGCTCAAACAACTTTAATGATGTTATAGGGTTTTGGGTCATGCCGTTTAAGAAAGCGAACCAGAGCTTCTGCTCGTGATCCCAGCCGTACTTCTTAGCCAGCGCAGGTAGGTAAAGATAAACCAATCCTGGCATAACACCGTGAGTCAGATTAACCGCGTAAAGTTTATTAAAATACTCTTTGCGGTTCTCTGGTAGTCTGTAATCTTTATGAGTTATCATAGTTATTATCCTAATTGTGTGTAAAATGGTTCCACGACTTTAGTATCGGCGGCACTTCCTACAATCCAGAATGCCGTACGATCATCTTGTTCAACAGCTTCATGCTCTCTCAACCAGCGCCACATCTTGGCTTCATATGTTGGATGGAAATCAATACCGTCAAAATTCTCACCTTTAAACTTATCGCTATAAGATGAGTACTTGTTATCGTGCAGGGAGTAATGCCTCCACTTGAACGGTAGGGCGTCAGTATCGACACCCATCAGGTTAAGACGTTCCTTAACCCAAGCTCGCTTGTCAGGGCCAATACCTAAAGTAAACAGCTCTCTCAAGTTCCTAGGATCTCTACTAAGCCCGAGTAAAACACTGGTTAGCGAATTACAAGACCCTGCGGGCATGATCAGCCGCTCAACTTCATCAGGCATATTACTCACTTGATATGCTCCGACCTCATGGAACTTCCTAACATCCTCAGCGGGGTATTTTTTATGCGGTAATGTAATACCGTATTCAACCACAAGAGAACTATCCTGCGTGAGATCCGCTACTCTCTTTTGAATGATAGGATTGTAAGGTCCGTTGGCGTATTCAAACACCGCACCGAATCCAGCAGCTATCCTAGGATTGTCATGCTTGGTCACAGTATGTGGTTTACTGTAAACCACCTGCCGACTCTTCAGCCCATAATGGGCACCGACCACGGCGCTCATACTAAGTTGTGGAGATTGAATGGAAGCCCCAGTAACGATATGGTTCTTACCTTCCTTGAAGCGGTTGATATACCAGATCAATTGACGCATCTTGGAACCGTTAGGACCAGCATAGCCCAGAGGCGCGAAGTAATCTTCACGCTTGAACCAAACACCTGACCTGTTTTCCCAAGGTGTGTACTCACCGAGATAGTCCTCCCACTTAATCTCATTACGGTCAATGGACAGTTTTTCAAATATAGTATCCATGTTACCCCTCCACACTCAAGACTAAGTCTTCAACATATTGCATCTGGAATGTGCGACCATTAAGTTCAACAGAGGTCCTAATACCCTGCTTAGCAGCGGTATATAGAACACGAGTAATACGGTCTACTTGAGCGCCAGACATCCAGTCAGGACGTTCCCTCCACATAGCATGAGTATTGTTGAAGTACCATTCTTTACCCGCCTCATTAGTGACGTAAATGGTTCTATCAAGACGTAAAGAATCAGACATATTACGTTTACGTTCAGGAGTCGCTGGAAGCCTAGCGTACTTATTATGCGGTACATCAGCAGGCTTCTGAACAAGTTCAAGAGCCACTGGGGTGGTACGCTTAGGAGTACGGCCAGTACTTTCAATAGCATGGACAAGATCGCCCAGTTCACGACACCGACGAACAGCGGTAGCACGGTCACGAAACTTCTTAATAGGCTTAGTACCTTCATAACTGTTCCAGTACGTAAGTAATTCTTTAGTGGTTAATTCAGTAAAGTTAATCATTAGTTATTCTCCAGTTCGGTTAAAGCATTATACGCTTTATCACATTGATCGTAAAGATTATTGTAATCAGGCCAGATTCCATCGGCAACCATGTTACAGTAATGGACAGATTCCCTAACTTCATCTTCATAATCCATCTGACCTGTGATGGTGAAAATAATAATTACAAGTAAGGGTAGTAGGCAGGCTATTAGAATGCGACCCACAATAATAGAGCGCGACTGAGGCTTGACAGATGCGCTGTGATTGAGGCGTTTCAATGTGTTTTGAGAATCTCGTTGATTCATACTGTACTCCAAGTTATAAGTTATGCGTTCTACTATAGCTGCTTCAATTAGCAAAGTAAAGTTTTATTTTTCAATAAGGATATTATGAGCCCTCACGTTCTGACGACAGCTCTCGGTCTAGCTTACTCCACGCCGCCCAGTTATCTGCAGCTAATGTCTCAGACGATACCATACGTACATCGGTCACTTCATCACTTGAGGGACTGTACTCCAAGTAACAAATAACCTGCTTACGTACAACTCCGAGCTTCAGCTTCGCATCCCTCTCTTCTTTCCAAGGGAGTAGGACAACATCATCAGCAGTAGTAGCCGTAGGTTCACGATACATCTCATCAACTTCAGTGAGTGCCTTATAGTTGTTTAGGAACTGAATGAGCCCCTTCTTATCATCAGGCACAACGCACAGCTCATAAGGTAATTTAGCAGCGTTAGCATCATCTTGATTACCAAACCACTCGTTAGTACTATTTACGTAAAGTCTCATATTATTTCTCCCACTGCTTA